GATTCGCAATATTCATATCGTGCTGACTCATATATTCAATTCTCTAAATTTTGGTTTAACATAAACTTTATTTCCATAAGTCCATGCGTGTTGATTATTTTCTGACCTTGTAGCCCATTCTAAATTATCAACTCTATTATCATCTCTTATACTGTTTTTATGATTAATTTCCAGTTTATTATTTGGATTCGGAATATATGTTTTTGCTACTAATCTGTGAACTAATTGTTCTGACCTTTTTTGATTGTTTTTAGAATCTCTTAATTTTACTCTTTGATAACCTTTTAAATTTGAAGGTTTTAAAAATCTTTTTCTTTTATGAGAATATACTTTACCATCTCTAGTTACTGAATATTGACCTTCATAACCTAAAATATCTTTCATAATTCTATCTATCAATAACCTTTTGCAAGGTAGTCAAAAGTTTTACTTACACCAGTTCCACTACTATTTTTGAAAGCTACATCAAAACCATTTATAGTTTTGTTTGTGAGTAAATAGTAATCACCAGTAGCTAAACCTTGTGCAGTAATACCAACAGCATAGTTAGCAGAATAAAATGGATTTGTAAATGTTACTGTGTATGTACTTGTGCCTGAAACAATATCATTTCCACTAAATATTCTATCTGGCATATCAATACTTACTGATAAAGCACTAATAACTGGAGTAGAACTTAAATCAAATGAACGAAGTGAAACTCTAAACTTGTAATATCTTGCTGTATAATCGCCAACTACAAAGTTTCTAAATGAAGTATAAGTTATATTGTCATTAGATAAAGCAATTTCAATATGTGCATTACAATTAGCAGGAGTATCGCCATCAAAGTTAGAAGATGCGTCATCAAAATCTCCAGTTCTTGAATCAAATAAATCATCTAAGTTATCTGAAGTTTGTGTAATAGAAGCAGTTACTCTTGAAGTATAAACAGCACCAATATCTATTGGGTTTGCAAATATGTAAGTTCCTTCTGAATATAAATCATAAGTTCCAACACCTGAATCAAATAAAGAAGTTGCAGAATCAAAATTTCCAGTTGCAGAATCAAATAGTTCTGATGAATCTAATCTTAATGTTCCATCAACCACAACTGTTTGATTTTTAGTTCCTGAAAATGTAGGTGATTCAGTTTGTGTAGCAATAGCATTAAAGTTTCCAACTGTTGAAATATTAGTAGCTATAACAGCTTCATTAGATGAGAAGTTACCATTTTTATCTACTGCTTTTATTAAGTATGAACCTACTCTAGCTGGAACTGTAACTGAAGTAGCTGGTCTTGCAACTTTTTCAACTAAAGAAACTGAGTTAGCCCAAGAAGCACCAGTTGTTAATGTAGAAAATCTTATTTGATAATAAGCTAAATCTAAATCAGGTATTTGTGTCCAAGATAAATGAGCATCACTTCCAATAATATTACAAGAAAAATCCTCAACATCTGCTGGTGGTGCTATTCCACCAATAATAGTTCTTGTTGCAGAAGTATAAGTTGATTGTACTCCTAATGTGTTAAATGCTTTGACTCGCACATTGTAAATTAATCCATCAACGACATTTAATATTCTATGATTTAATCCTTTGACTTGACCAGATACTTGATAAGTAGATTCTGTGCTTAGTTTGTATTCTACTTGGTAGTAATCCACGAAGTTATCAGGTGATGCACCAATAGTTACATCAAGAGCAGTAATAACAACTCCATCTGAGTATTCTATTAACTGGTCATCTAAAGTAACTGAAGCTGGTGCAGAAACTGAAAAAGGATTTGGTAATACAGTATCAGCAATCGTTGGTGCTTCGCCTTTTTCTTCCCAAGTATAAAAGTTATCTTGATGTTCTTCTAATCCTAAAGTTACTGTTGAATCTGAATTGATAGCTAAAGACATTACTCTAAATGGCTTGGCACTAAATCCTGCTGTATCGTATGTAGCTGTAACTATATCTCCAATAGATAAATTAAGTGCTTCTGAAGTTACTGTTACTTCTGCTTTTAAATTGTTTCTTGATCTTTTTAATATGTTCTCGCAAATTTCTTCTGCTTGATATGGAGAAGTTACTTGCAACATATCAAAACTTCTCTCTAATAAAGTATTATTATCATCACTTAACATTGTTGCGTGTTGATCTTCTACTGCTAATCCTGAATCATCAAATGGTGGATATGAAACTGTATCTGACTGGTAATCTTTTTCTGGGTTTGTAAAAGTACCAATAACTCGGTTATACTTTTCTGATTTGCTTTCACCTTGTAATTTAACTTCGCTTACAACATTATCTTTAGTTAATAGTAATTGTGATGAACCAGTACCTTCAATAATAACTTTATATTTACCTTGTGTGTAGTTAAAGATTGCTCTCATAGGCACTAAGAGTTCTCTTACATTCTCTAATACTTTTTTCTCACTATCTATAACTGCATTTGTTTCAAATAGGTTTATATTGCTTACTGCACCAGAATAAGGAGTTACTTGTGTATCGCAGGTATTTGCAGAAGTCTTAAATGAATCATAATTAGTTTCAAAAGCATCATTAGGTAATCCTTTTCCATATCTACTATTTCTTAAATAATCTAAAAGAACTAAAGATGAGTTAGCAGAATAAGCCCAAGTTGTAGGGTCATCTTGTCTATGTGAACCAGAACCACCTTTAGTAGAATCTAATCTAGGGTCATAAATTTTCTTACCTCTTACAGTTACTCTAACTTCTGGTAATCCATTAAAAGCATCTTGATTCCATTTAAAACGTAAAGCAACATAAGCAAGACCAGATAGTTTATGATCTGAAGTCCAGCTTGTAGTTTCGTCAAGCAAAGAAGAAGCAGATTGATTGTCTAACCCAAAAAATCCTTGAATAGATATTAAAGATTCTCCACCTTTATAGAAGTTAGTATCTGCACTAGATACACCTCTTAATGTTCCATTAGTTAATGCACCATCAAATGTTACTAGTTTATCATCTACATAAACTTCATCTATTGCTGTAATTCCTGCCCCACCACCTTCACATAATACTCCTGCTACATAAAGATATTGATTATCTGTTCCTGATGATTCTACAAATACTCTTGTTAAACCAACTTGTCTTTTCCCATAAACAACTGGAATAGGATTGTTGTTAGAATCTTTATTTACTAATGTTCCTTTAGCTTCGTCTTGTGAACTAAATCTTGGTGCTTTAGGTTTTGGTGCAATTAAATAACTAATTGCTGTTGTTATGATAGTAGTTATAATCGCTGTAATAATTGGGGGGCTCATACGTGAAACTCTCTTTTAAATTTTTCTGATCTTCTATAAATGTTAAAGTTCTCATCTGCTCTAATCCATTTAACAGATTCATTAACTTCAATCTTATCTCTAAAATAATCTTTAACCCATTTCATAATTTCTTTTGCATGGCTTTTGGCAAGTATTTGCATAACCCAAATATTATCTCCACAATTCCATTCATTGTCTTTTAGTCTTAAAGATAGTTTAAATCTTTCCTCAACTGTATCGCTTAAGTAAGCCCAATTAGTAAATCCAACATCTTGGTTTCCTACTCTATGAATTTGGTATTGATCTAAGTTTAAAGATGGAGTTATCATTTTAGTTAATTCTGCGTATGTAAATTTATCATATTGTTTAAATTGTCTATAAAGATGTATAATCCTATACAGATCATTCATTAAGCTGAACCCCACTTAATCTTTTGTGCAGTCTTACTTGCAAACTCCATACCTTTGTCATTAGGAAAATATAATTTTTGTGAGTTCTCAGCAGTTCTTCTTCCTGAAGTCTTTTCAAAATCTGCCCAATGAGAAGTTACAATAATATTAATTGAAGATGTTGTTGCATTTTCTTCAAGAGCAAAGTTAGATATTCTTCCATCAAATAATAAAAATGGGTCAGCTATTAATGCCTGACTATCATCTAAGAAACCTCTATAAACTTTTGCAGGTTTATTCATGTAATTATTGTTAAGCAATAAAGATATGATTGTTAAATCTGCACCTGAGAATTTAAGTGTTAATGAATTAACTGCAACATCAGCAGTTTCTTGTACTTCTGAACTGCCTAAAAATAATGATGAAGCTGTATAAGTGTTTCCATCATAAGTTAAATCTTTATAATGATCTGTGTAATAAGTTCCAGTAGATATTCCTAAATAAACAAGTTCTACTGGGTTAAGTTTATTAGTTGCTATCTTGGCTAATACTCCAGCACTTAATGATCTTGTCATTACAATACCTCTATTAGATCAATTTCGTATTGGAAATAGTTTTCTGTACCGATTGTAAATTCTTGAATATCTCCAGTTAGTCCAACTGTAAAATCTACATTAGAATAAATTAATACTGCATTGTCAGATACGTTTGATCTTAATGGTGGTTCAAATGTTAATGTTCCTGCACCAGAACCATTAGAAGATACATCAGCTACACACATATAAACTTTTGTTTGTCCAGTAAATCTAAAGAAGTCTCCAGCTTTAAGTACACCAGTTAAATTGTTTCCCATACCATCTATTGAGCAAGAAGTAGCACCAGCACTAACAGCACCATTTACAGATATAACTGTATTAGCTGAACCTAATGAATCATCAATAGTTGGTGGAGTGTATTGGAATGATTCCATTTGTGATCTTTGTTTCATTATAAAAGCAAGTATAGGTGCAAACTCACTTCTAGTCATAACTGGGAATCTAAGTCTTAATCTGAATTTTTGTCCATCAATTTGTCTTGCTTGTCGTCTCCCAGATGCAGTTGTAGTTACAATAGTGTTCTGATTAGAACTAATTGCTACATCTCTTGGTGCTGGACTTGAAGGGAATGTGCCACTCATACTACGTTAGATTTTCCTTTTTGATTAGCACCCTGATTAACTAAGTTAATTATGGTTGCTCTATTATCAATTAATAATTCTTTAATACCTCTAACATCATTTGCTTGAATATTAAATGTTATATTCATTCCATTACCCATTTCGTGATTAGGTATAATAGTTCCATTTGTTGAAGGCACAAATAATTCTCTACCTCGTTCTCCTACTGTGATTGGCATACCACCTCTAACTGCACCACCTTCTGCAAAAGAACCTTCTGTTCCAGTTAATGTTGTATTTACTCCACCACCACCAAATGCACTTAAACCAATTTTTGCTAAAGTTCCTAAGAAACCACCACCCCCACCACCACTTCCTATTGAGTTATAAAATGCCATTGCTTTTACTATTGCTAACTTAGATAATAAAACAGCTATCTCTTTTACTTGTGCAGTAATAATTTCAATAAGAATAGTTTGTGCTATACCTTTTAAAGTTCCTTGTAATGATTTACCTAATACTATTGATTCAGCAATACCTCTTGAAAAATCTCCTATTGTTTTAACCATTCCTTCAGCAATACTATCTGATAAAGTTTTAGAAGAAGAAATTAATATCCCAAATTTTTTAGCTATTTCATCTAAGAATGTTAATTCTTGTTTTTTAATTTCAGGTGGAGTTATTTTATATTCATTTTGATCTACTTGTGGAACTACAACTGGAACTTCTAATGGTTGTCCAGTAATTAATGACTTAAACTGTTTGTATTTGTTAATACCAGCATCTAATAAGTTAGTAAATTTATTCCAAGATTTTAATACATATAATTCTATTGTATCAGATAAACTTTTGAATAAATCTGTAACTGGTTTTAATAAATCAGATAACTCTCTAAATAGATCAATAAAAAATTGTAATGTTTTATTAACACCTTCAAAATAAACATTTAATGTTTGTACTGCTACATTAAGAGTCTCTCCAATAATAGTTGCTATTGGTTTTGCTGTTTCTAAAATTTTTCCAAAGTTATTTAATAGTGTAACTAATGATTGTTGAAATTCACCACCTATGATTGCTTCAAAATCTGCAAATCTTTTATTTAAAATTGATTGAGCAATAGATAGATCATTAATTTTTGCTTCAGTAGTTCCACCATACAATTCATTAAATGATTCTGTTAAAGTGTCTAATATTAAAGTTGCATTTTTAGAACTTTGAGCAAAGTTTTGTATTTGTTCTCTAGTTAATCCAAGTTTCTTTTCTAAAATTGTAAATACTGGAATACCATTGTTTGCTAATTGACTTAATGATTGTAAGTTAAGTCCACCTTCTGTTGATTTGGCGAATAATCTTGTTAAATCATTTAAAGTATCTATTGGCTTTGCTGTTCTGTTTGCTGTGTCTAAAAATGTTTTTAATAATTTCTCAGTAGGATTAATTCCAGCATTATATAAAGTTATAAATGAATCTGATAATTGACCAATATCAAATTGACTTTTTTTAGCTAAATCATTTAATAATCTAAAAGCTTCAGAACCAGATTCAGTTGATCTAGTTATGGTTGATAATGTAGTTCTTAAATCTTGAAATTTTGCTGTTGTGTTTACAATATTTCTTAAAGTTACTGAACCAATGTAAGCAGTAACAGCAAATATAGCATTTTTAAATGTTAAGAATGAACTTGATACTTTGTCAGTTGCACCACCTAAATTTGTAACTTCTTTTTTTACATCATTTAATGCTTTAGAAGCATTATCAATCGCATTAAGTTTTATATTTAGTTGCTGATCTGCCATAATGTAGTTTCTCTCGTTCTGCCTTCACTTTAAAGTAAGCTATCCAATAGTAAAATTCATCTTGAGTCATAAGACAAATTTCTTCTATACTTTTTTTTAATTCCTGACCTAGAGCAAGTATAGAATATAACTCAGAATCAGATCTTACTTTTTTTCAGCTTCCTCGTAAGAAACACCAGCTAACATTTCTGTTGCTACTCTAGCTATAACATTTGCATCAGCATTATTCAATAATACTTGTTTGTCATCTAGCTTAAATATTTTATTTCCTTCTCCATCTTTTGCTTTTAAAACGATTGCATCTACTAATACTCCTAGATCATCATTCTTAGCACCTTTGAATAGGTTTCTTTTTTCACCTAGTGTAAATGGTGAGCAGTATATTATTAAAGGTTTGCCTTCCTCGCCCCACTCAGCAACCTCAATCTTCTTAATACCTAAAGATTCAAATTGACTTTTAACTCTATCTATAACGTTCATATCTTCCTTTTCTAATTAATAATTAATTACGCAGTTCCAAATGTTAAAGCACCAGTTCCAGTAAATGTTACTTCAGCTTCTACCATTCCATCAAAAGATGCTGATATGTTGCTACCAGTTATGATTGCATCACCATAGTAATATTTGTCGCCTGAACTTGCACCTTCTGGGTACACTTTCAAAGCTATTGATGTTCCTAGAACTAAAAGTAATTGTCCTGCATCAGCTTCATCAAAAAATAATGATGCTGAACCTGACCAACCTTTTAAAGCAGATTTATATGTTCTGTTTGTATCACCCATTGAAGTATCTTCAATAGTGTCAGCAGTTTGCTCTAAAGAGTAGCTTCTAAGTTCACCTACTGTTGTTGATGAAACTTTAATAGTTCCTTCTGAGCCAGTATGAGTTGCCATGTTGTTCTCCTTGTTTGTTTATATTAAGGTGTGCCAGAAGTGTATTGATACATAACTCGCACCACCATTCTGATACCACCTATTGGGAATAAAACTCCTTCATCAGTAGATACTTCTACTACCTGAGTTTGTTTTGCATACCCACCACGTGTTCTATCAGAATTTAGTCTTGTTTCAATCGTTGTAATTAATTCGTTTCTTTTTGTGTCAATATTTGTTGGAGTTCCTTTAACATAACCAACGATTACATAATCTGCTGTTGCTTGTCTTGTAATTGTACTTGATGTCATTGTTTCATCTGATCTAACTTCATTTCCTGATTGCACGAAACAAGCTGGATATTGTTGTTCAGATAACTCATCAACATTAAAAGGTTCTCTAGTAACTTTTTTTAAAGTTATAGGAGATGTTCCAGTTGAAATTGCTGTAACTATATTAGATGCTATATCTTCTCGTTTACTCATTTAATTGTACTTAGTTTATTATATTCTTTCATAAATACATTCATTACTGGTTGTATTTCTCTTGCACCAATAGCAAAGAATTTTCTTTTTTTCTGATTGCCTAGTGCTTTAGTATTTTGGAATTTATTAGCAAAGTAAATAATTGCATAACTTGGATTTGATCTTTGTGTAATGTTAGATAACATTTGACCTGAGAAGTTTAAATCAGGATATTGTGTTTGTCGTCCAGCATTTTGTCTAAATGTTTTATAAGCTTCTGTGTATGGTGGGAATGAAGTTCCATCTGCACTCATACCTTTTTGAGTTCTTTGTTTAATTAAACCTATTAAGAACTCAGCAGTTCTTCCTAATGCAGTCTTAACTATTTGTGGTTGTTCTCTTACTTGTTTTTCAAAGTTCTTAGCAACTTGTAATGAATTATCCTCAACAGTAATCTTCATCTAATTAGTTTAAGTCTATGATAAGGTGCTTTTTCTGCATCAGCAATCGTATTAGAATCATCAGCATCATATTCTACACCATCTCTTAAAATAGATTCCATCTCATCAGCATACATTTGTTGATAGTGTTTCATCATAACTTGGAATCTGTCAGGGTTATCGTTTGAATTGAATTTAGTTAATTGTGGACAGCAATAAAAACCTATTACTCTAAATACACTTGCTCTTTTAAATTGTGCATCAGTTAATAATGTTGCGTCCATTTCAGTTGTGTTTAGGATTGCTATATCTCTATAAGTTTCTTTTGAGTAAACTGGAAACCATCTTATTCTTAAATCTCGTTCTATATCTGCTCGTGCTTGTGCGTGGTAATCATTTGGAGAAGTAAAGTTAGCTATTCCAAAAGTTAAAATATCTGGTTGGTAAAATGTTAAATCTGAATCAGTAGAAAAATTTGCCATAGTAATATTTAGTTGGTGGGGCTTTTACACCCCACCGAAGTTTAATTAAAGAGCAGTATCAACTTTAACTGTTACTCCATAAGTGTCTTTTAATACACCTGAACCAACAGTAATTGAAGCTACGATCTCAGTTGCTCTTAGAGACGCATCTCTTTGAGTTTCAACTTTGAAATCTTCTTTTAATGCTAAACCGATTGATTGTGGGTGAAATACTCCACCGAATGAATCATCATAAGCATCAATAGAAATGTTTGCGTTTTCAAAAATATCAATACCAGCAATTCTACCGATATATCCATTTCTTAAAGCTTCATTTCCAATATCAGAAATTGCATAACCAGAACTTGTAGTTGTGTAAGCTGGTTGTGTTAAAGTTTTCTTTAAATTGAAAGTAGCTTTAGGGTGAAACACAGCATAATAAGGTGCAGGTACATTTGCACTTCTTAAAATAGCTTGTGCTTTGAAAAGCAAGTCAGCTGTTAATTCTGTTCCAGCACCACCTTGATCGTTTGCAGATGCAAAGTCATCAAGTAGTCCTGCTAAATCAGTATCAACTTTTTTAGCGATTGCTTCACCGAATAATTTACCAATGTCAGCACCAACATTACGACTAGCTGAATCTCTAGCTAAGTCAGTTAAAGTTGTCATAACACCAATTTCAGAAGCTGTGATAGTTGCTGAAGTTGGGTTTACTGCTGTGTTTGATAAATCAGATGCTTCGTTTACTGCTGAAGCACTAATTGTTGGGTACACAGGAACTTCAATAGTTTTACCTGAACCACTTATTGGGTAAGTAGTTACAAGTGGTCTCATAACTGAAGTTTCTTGGAATGTGAATATAGCTTCTTGAGTTATATTCGTAAAGAGTTCCGATAGTGTTGAACTCGTTGTTTCGTTTGCCATAGTTTTTTATAGTTTGTTGTTGTTGTTAGTTATTTTCATTTTAAATATACCTTGTTCTCGTTGTTTCCTCATGTCAGCATAAATTTTTCTGTCATTAGGATTACTTAAATCAAGATCACCAATATTTACTTGCTTTGGAGTAGCACCACCAACTTGACTTCTGCTTCCTGCACCACTTGGTGTAGAGGAAACATGATGTGGGTTGTTTTTTAAATATTCGGCTACCAATTCATTTACTGTCATTGGTTCACCTTTATCTGAATATCTAGGAGTTCCATCTTCGTTTATCACTTCAACAGAACCTTGTTCGTTAAGTCTAACATTTGATCTTAGTAGTTGTTTAACTTCTGCTGGTTTAACAGCTTTCATTCCACTAGCTACATTGACTAAAGTTTCGTCTATACGAATCCTTTTTAATTCAGTCTCCAACGATTGAATCTTTGAATCCTTTTTTGATACTGTTTCCTTCAGAACTTTATCAAACTCGCCACGTTGTTTAGCGATTTCAAGTTCCTTTTCTTTTTTTTCTTGAAGTAACTTTTTAGCTTCTTCAATATCTATTCCATCAAGTTTATTAGATACAGATTTTTTATATCTGTCTAATCTTCTTTGAACTATTTGCTCTAACTGATCGGCAGTAAAGAGTTTGTTCTCGGTTTCTTGATTGTTAGAAACTTCTACTCCAGCTTTTTCCTGAGATGCTGTATTCTCAACCGACTCTTGTTTTACTTGGTCGTTCATTGTTTGTTCTCCTTCTATATGTTTATTATTGTCAATTATCAAGGAAATTGTAAAAATGCAACAGTATGTTGCTAAAATGTTCTAATCTATTGTGTATTCAAAAGTACCATCATCTTTAACAGTACCCCAATCAGGATTTACTGGTTGCCAATGATGCCTACAATTATATCCACCTCTATCTAAGAATGGGTCGCTACCAGATTTACCTTGCCAATCTCTTTGCCATAATTCTCTAGCTTCTTCTTCAGTAAATATTTTATTTACGTGTTCAACGCAGAAATCTCTACTATCTCTAATGATAGTTCCATAATAAATATAACTAGTTAATCCTACTTCATCTGCTCTAAACTTTGCAAACTGTCCATCAAATCCCATTAAAGCATCTTGCACTATTTGACCTGAATATACTGCTAAGTTTGCACCAGTAACAGTAGAACCATAAGATTGTTTAAGTTCATCTACTGCTGTTTTAAAATCTTCTGTATTTGTTTTACCAGCGATTCTTTGTTTCTGTACGAAGTCCACAAGTTCTTGTCTTTTTCTGTCATCAGATTGTTGGTAGATTCCATTAATCTTATCTCTAACTGTTTGTACTACTTCCTGAAATGGTTTGCCTACTAATGTAGATTGATAAATTTCTTGTGCTAATGTGTTAGTAAATTCAGTTGCTAGATTTTGAAATTGTGTAAATGCAATCTTCTTTAACTGTTGGATAGTTACTAAATCAGCTTCAGTAATTTGTTTAAACTCATTTGGTATAGGAAGTTTTCCATAAGTTGCTACAATAGTTCCTGCAATCTTATCATAATCATTTATGAATGTTTGTACTCTTGTTAAATAAAGTTCTTCTATTGCTTGTTGTAGTTTTGGTCTTATCTCAATCGCAAGTCTAGTATTAAATAAAGCACCATCTTGAATAGGAAGTTCTGATATTGTTGCTACGACTCTTTGCTCTAAGGTTCTTAAAGTATCGTTTAATAATCTTTGATGTTGTGCTTCTAAATTATTTACTGCTTTTTCTCTTATGCTTTGAAGTTGCTGTAATAAATCTTGTGCCACATTAAATTGTAGGTAATGTTATTGGTTGTGGTTGAAACTCTCCAAGTGCCTGAGTATTGGTATCAATCTCTTGATCTATTACTGCAAGTGTTTCATCATTATCAATTACAGTTCTAGCTATTTGTTTATCTAGTTCTTTAGTGAATGTAGTTGATTTAATGTTAGAAGCTTTTGCTTGTTGTAATAATTCTAAATCAGTTGCCCAGTCTCTAATGTCAAATGTAGTTGGGTACATAATCTCTCCATCAAATACTGTCTCTTGCCATAATGCAAATAGTCTCCAAATTTGTTCTTCAGCTAATTCCATCAGTTTAGATTTTTGTGCAAGTCTAGCATTTAATAATTGGAACTCAGTTCTTAATGCGATACCAGATTGTATTCTCTCTCCAGTTGCTCTAATAGAACCTACATGAGATAATCTATTGATTGCTTCTACTTTGTGCATGATTGATTTAATCACTCCATCTAAATTACTTCCACTTGGTTGTAAGATATAAGGTTTTAAATTAGCATCAATGTTATCAGGAATTTCTATAATAGAACCTGCACCACCAACAGCTTCAGTATCTCTAGTTTTAACTAAGCTTGGGTGATTTGATATTCTAATAATTTGTTCAATCTCAGATAGTTCATTGTAAATAGATTTTTGTAAATCAGCTATGTCAGTTAAATCAGAAACTCCTAAACCTCTCATAGGTGATCTTTGATTGTATAAAATAACAGCAGGAATTTTTCCAATAGGATTAGGAACTGACTCTATTAGTTTTGGTTCGTCTCTATTTGCTGTTGGTAAGAATACTGTATCAATTCTATCTTCATACCAAATCTTATAAACTTCTTTGTCATCTTCTATTGATTCTCTAATCTTTAAATATTCTAAGTAGTAATATCCTTGTGGTGATCTTGTGTACTTCCAGTCTAATACGTTCTCAGGTGTGTAGATGTTTAGGTATGGTCTAATTCCTTGTTCTAATTCTTCTCCACGTGTCATTACATTCGTAGATGGTTTGTCCACGATAATCCAACAATGTCCATAAACAGAAGCATAGTTTTGTACTTCTCTCATTAGAGCATCAAATGATCTACCTTCATAATCGCAATCATCTAAAAATTGATCTACTGATGGGTCGTCTTGTAATGTTCCAAGTTCTCTAGTTGGTGGAACTCTAAATAGGAATGATGAATAAATGTCTATTACGTTTCTAGCATGATTGTCTAATGGTGTGTAAGCAAGTCTTTTAAAATATTCTGATTCTAATTCTAATTGGTATTCTTGTAGGAACTTTCCATCTTGGTATTCTTTGCCACCTAAATATGATCTGATGTAATATTCCCATCTTGGCATCATACCTTTGTATTGTGTGTGTTGCTGTTCTATATCTTTTCTTGTGTATGCCATTATGAAAATCTTTTAGGTTCTGATTTTGGTAAGTTTGAAGTAATTGGAAATATGTATTCTATTGCGTAACCTAATGCGTCAGTCATGTGATCGTAGCCATTGTTCTTTTCAGGTTGATTTGTACCTTCTTTGTAAACTTGTTTCATTAAGCTATTAATTAGTGTTTTGCAAGAAGGATTAATAAAAATACTTCTCTTACCATCAAATGCTTTTAGTTTACTGTTCACAGCATTAACTCTATCTCTAACTAAAGCATGAGTAGATTTAGCTTTAACATTTAAACCAGCATTTTGCAAGATAGTAAGATCAGTTCTACCACCAGCAGAAGTTTTACGTTGTCTTGATGCTGGGTCAGGATAAACAATCATTTTATTTTTGTTATACCTAGATAATAATTCATCAATAAATTCGTCAGTATTAGAACTATAAATAACTATCTCATCAAATACATAAGCGATACCATTCTTAACATGGAATAGACAAGCTGACATTGGGTCTATGTTAAAGTCCAAGCCAATATGAATAATAGCATCTTTATCGTATTTACATTCTTGGACATTCTGTTCTCTATCAAAGTTGTAATAAACAACTCCTGAGTATGTTTCAAATGAAGCTAAATATTCTTGTCTAAATGTTCTCTCGTCTAAATCTCGTTTAGCTTGTTCTATTTCTTCGGCATCAACTTGACCACCATCTAATGTTGTGTACTTAAATGATTTCCACTCAGGGTCATCTCCTAATCCCTTTTGGTATATCTCATAAGACCAGTTACCAAATCCTCTAGGTGTTCCTATAAATAATACATTACCAGTAACGTGCTTATCTGAGATTGTTGGTCGCAAGACTTCTGTCCAAGCTTCTACTGGAATATCTGCATACTCATCAAGTAATAGGAAATCCAATCCAACTCCTCGTAAATTATCAGGAGATTTGTCAGCACCTTTTAAACTAATCTGTGAACCATTCCTAAGCACTAAAGATAGTTCTGTTTCATTAGCATATTTAATCCATCTTTTTTCTACTACTAATCTTTTAAGTTGTTTCCACATAATCTCTTTAGACATTCTATAAGTTGGTGCTACATAGAATATCTTTGAGTTAGGTTTTCTACTGGCGAATCTTAATAGTTCATACATGGCTAAGTGTGTTTTGCCAAATCTTCTACCAGTAATAAGAACTCTAAATCTTTTTGGACAAGTATATACGTCTAGTTGTGGTTTACTAAATGGCATTTATAATTCCTCTTTGAAGTAACTTTGTAATAACATCTTCTTCTAACTTAACATCATGGTTATATCCTTTAGAAGTTCCAATGTGTTGTACTTCTTCCATTGTATATCTATTCTTAGTTTTAAAGAAATCAAATGCTGTAATAGTTACTTTGCATTGACAATGATTGAGTAGCCAATAGATTGCTACAAAGCCAGTAGTTGGTCTATAATAATTATACCTAATTGTCATTTGATTGTATTCAAAGACATTCCATAACCAAGCTTTTCTCTTAACCCAATCAGGCATACGTTCTGCTCTCTTGCCATCTTTTTCAAAGTTAAGTCTTACAATGCAACGTATATCAGGAATCTCTTTGAGCATATTATGTCCCTCGTACACTAGATTGTTAATCCATACATCACATGGTTTATCTTGAACTCCAAGATTCATTCTTACTATTGAATTGTATTTACTGTAATCAATCTGGTTTATCTTCTCACCATTACCAATAAGTAAAACATTCTTGCCTTTAAAGTATTCGTAAGGATTAAACATTTCTAATAACTGCTGTGTTTGGTGTTAAGTGTTTGTGTATTTCAATCGTATGTGGTTTGTGCAGGAAGTTAAATGACTGAACTATATCTGCATCATGTATTACAACTGTATCTGTGTGCTTTAGAATATGGTTAAGATGTTTGATTCTGTCTTTAACTAATTGTTCGTGATCTAATAAGCACATTCCAAACCTTTGTGTTAATGGTATTTCTTTTGCAAAATCTATTTGTATTTGCTGATAATGTGAACCGATTAAATAGTCAAATCTTCTAGCCCAATTAATCTCTTGGACAAATGATATTAATTTGATTCCTTTAGCTTTTGCTATCTCAACTAATAATGGTGTAGAATAATAACCACAACCAGTTTCCATTATATCTTGATTTGATTTGAGTGCTTCTCTTACAAGTATCTGTTGGTGTGTTGCGTAAATGTCTATGAATTGTTTTTCTTCCACCATATATTTAGAAATATTTGTAATGCCTTGATTATCAGTTGTTAATAAATAATCAACTTTAGATAGTTTGTTCTCTTTAAAAGTATTCCAAATAGAAGTTCCAACTCTTACTGCTCTATCTAAGTTTGCGTAGATTAAACAGTCTATATGCGTGTAACCTTTATCAATAGCTGTCTTTAGTCTTTTGTTGCCGAATATGCAGATCAAATAATCACTAGCCCAAAGTATTAAAGGATTAAATAGATTATCAATCTCAGGTAATGTTTTTAATCTGCGTTTAGCTAGATTATCATTAAGATATAAGTTGTCTCGTTCTGATCTTACTTTGAGACTAAGCCAATTATGTTTGTCAAATTGATTTGAATACTTAATAAACTTAATTGGTACTGAGACTATGTTTGGATTCCTGCATTGACTCACGAATCTTTTTTCTAATAATTTCTTTTCCATCTTCTCCAGTCCAATGTATTGTTTTAGCTATATCATTATTCTTGCCTAATCTTAAACCATGATAATTGTCAGGTAATCTATTGATCTTAAACTCATGTGCTACTTTGTTAAATGCTTCCTGATCTGATCGTTCTTGTCTCATCTCGCATCTGTCAAACCATTTGTCTAATACCTTCTTGTCTTTAATACCTACAATACCAGTTTGCCATCTATCAGTTCTTACTGCATGATCTTTAGATAATAAATAGTCGTCTTTAATCATATCAAACATATCAGATATATCTTCTTTGATTTCTATGTCGCAGTCTAACCAGATTATTTGTGTTGCAGGAACTTGCATCATAGCTTTAGGTTTGTAGAACCAAGTTCTATCATCTGTTGCAACCATTAATTCGTTTGGATATTTTTTAAGCATACCAAAGTTAGCTATGTATAATGGAATCTTAATATGCTTGTGATAACCTTCTAAGAACCAATCTAGTATGTCTATGAAGTCTCTATTAGCACCAGTTACAAAAGCTTTCATAATTGTATCTTAACTGTATTCGTATAAATGTTAAACCAATCTTTTGAGTAATCGCAGTTCTCATACTTCTCAAAGTAACAACCACCTTCTGTAAAGTGTATATTCTTAGCTTTAGGATTGTGTGGGTATTCGCCAACTAACCAATTCCATTCTAAAGGTAAGCCACCAACCTTATCAGTCCATTTGAATTGATGAAGTTCTAACCCTGATGCAGTATCAACATATTCTTTTGTAAGCTGTTTGCATTTAGCTGTATTCATTAGCATTAGACTAGACCAGTTCTTTTTTTCATAAACAGTTTGTATTTGATTGCCGAACTTAGATAAATGCTTAGGTATGTAATCATGCTGACAAACCATAACTGCATAATCATCATTTCTTAAATCCCATAACTTTTTGATGTCAGAAGTAAACAGCATATCGCAGTCTAAGAATAATGCCCAACCTTTGTAATCCATAAGGTAAGGAACTATAAATCTACTAAATGAGAACTCAGTAGATGATAAACTGTTTCTTGGTCTTGTGAATGAGTCTTTAAGGTTTGGTAGGTATAGTGGTGTAAATCTTACTGGTACTGAACTATGTCTTAGTATGCTCTCGCTAAGTATGTGATAAGCTATTTTCTCTTTGCTATCATAACCAATAAAGACATTAATCATTGTCTCTTAGTTTTTTTAACTCTATTTCTTTGATCTGAAGTTCCTCGTTTAATCTGTCTATTTCTTTTTTAAGTTCGTAAATAATTACTTCAAGATCGTTAGACCCTCGTTGCTTCTTATCAATCATGCTTCTTGGCTTTTTTCTTCCACACATTTGTACATCAAATCCTTATATATAATACCTTGTTCGTTTAAAGTTTCTATAATTAATTCGCCTTGTTTCTCGCCAAATCTATTACAATCTTCTAAAGTCTTGAAGGTTCTACCATCTTCCATCTTTAAAAATATGGGTCTATACTCCTGCCCATTAAAGATCAGCAAGAAGAATACTACAAAGTATTCCACTATTTTTTTTTATTCTGATATGCCCTCAAATATCTTCTGCCTAAAGCTACTGCTTCAGATTTGCTTTTACCTCTATAACCCCAAGCTTCTAAGCTTAGTTTTAATCTAGTCTTACGACCCTTCTCATCAAACAATCTACCTCTAGCACTTCCCATTCTAACTAGGAATGAACCTTTGCGTCTTAGTTGCATTGGCGAACTTGGACGACCTTTTACTGGTGGTCTTAGATTGCTACCAGTTGCACGATTGTATCTTGATCTGCCAGAAGCAGTTAAACCACCTCTAGGATTCTTGTCAGATTTTCTTAAACTAAATCTTCTCATATTTCTTTGTGTTAATACTTATTGGTGCTTGTTTCTTAACTTTTAAATTATGTTTCTTCATAAGTAAATCCACAATACACTTATGACAAGCTTTTAT